TGTCTGCGCCGAACCACCATCAAATGTGATATCCGCAGTATACGTGCTGCTACCATCATAATCTACAGCTGCTGAAGGGTCTAACAATCCACCGAATAGTGCATTAATAGTAGCAGATTGAGTACCTGTAGCTCTCTTTAATATAATAGAAGATAGCTTGTTCTTAATGAATTTAGCTTCTGCTCCGCCAGTATGTACACCAGCTGCTGCAGTATAGTCAACACCACCAGCCCAGGCAGAAGTATCTACCTCATCAATAGATGAACCTTGTCCACTCCATGTAATGTTAGCAATACCATCAATACTAAAATCAATTTCAGCACTATTTAGAGCAACTTCATTTACACGATAAGTTGTATTTTCAAGCTGGAAGAAAAGGTATAGCTTTAGCAGTTCGTGCTGCTGCGATCCCTTAAAATTAGCTTCAAAGTAGTCAGCTCCGCGAGTAGCGTAGCGTCCTACTGGTCCAACACCAACTAATCCTTCCCATAGTACCTGCTCTAAAGCGCTATGAGTAGTATTATAAAATGGACGAACATAAGTTGGAATACTTATATCCGCTGGAGTTAGTGCTGTGTTAAAAATTTTCTGTCCACGAACAGGTGCATCACCGGCCTCATTAAGAGTAATTGTTTCTGAGTCAGCTTCCTGGCTAAATGAGTAACCATCTAGTACTGGAACTTCCCAAGTATCGGCTGCCGCGTTTCCTGTTGCTTTTGTAGACACAAATAGTTTTGTATTACGCGATAAGTTTAATGCCATAACGCAAAATTCTCCTTAGATATATAAGAATTCGATATTTATCTAGTTCTTACACATCATATCTTACTTGAATAACTATTTCACCTACACCTATTGGGGCGAAGAGCCCCTGATCTGTAGTAATAGATAAAATAGAAATCTCTTGTGTTGTGTCTCCCGTTTCGGAATCATATACTAGTTCATTATTAGCGTCTAGTAACGCTTCGACATCTTCTATAAAGCTTTCTAGCTTTTCTTGAGGATATTCATCTTCAACATAGATACGAAAGACTACTTCTAAAAATCCCCATTTGAAGCCAGCAGGTAGGTATTGTCGATTTTCTCCACCTGCTATAATACTCATGTATGGAAAGTCATTCACTTCGTCCCAAAATACTAATTTATTATGAGCATTATTATAGATATTAGAATTAAAATCTATACTGTTTAAGTTATTATTTACTAACTCCACTATAGTATTAGTAATTTTTGATCTTTTACTCATGCTCCACCTTTAAGTATTGGGTTAACTTTAAAGTTATTACTTACAAACTCAGTTGCAAGTTGTCGAATTGACCTTCCAATTATAGTTCTTGGATCACGTCCTGGCTTATATAACCTACCACCAGGTAAAAATGTATCATAAGGAAATCTTTGATAAGTATAATATACATCTAAATATTGGTCTCTAGACTGTACTACTGCCTGCGCTTCTGCAGATTTTGCAAAGCGCCCTGTTCTATAGTTAAGAACATTTTTAGACCTACCCTTACCCATATTAATTTTTATTTGATCATGTAGTCTTAAATTAATTAGTGTTTGAAGTCTTACTACAGATAGGTCTTCTACTGTACTTCTTTTATCAATAATTTTAGGACTTAATTTATCTACACTTTTCCCTGTAGGTTTGATTTGAGTTTTAGCATTACTTGTGTATTTTTGATTTTTTGTTTTATTGCCTAAAAAGGCATCAACTAAGCTCTTATTTACAATTTCAAAGTACGAAGGACTGCTTCTTAAATTAATTATTTCATCTATTAATACTTTTTTAAATTCGTTTTCAAAAGCTCTGATTACTTTTTGGTTTGTGTCCTTAGTCTGAGGAGATAGTATAACCAAAAATTGAGATTTTGTCTTACGTTTTTGGTGAGCCTTAATAGAGCGAATAGAAATCTCTAATCCTTGCTCTCTTAGTACTTTTGCAACATTTCGTTGATATACTCTCTCTGCCTCATTGTATATTTGAAATACACTTTCTTTAATCTCAACAGGTGCTTTTGACCTTGCAATTTTTTGATATGCTGCTTCAGTTATATTAGAGGTAAGTGTATGTCCTGTTTCAAACTCTAAATCTAAACCATCTCGACTTGCGCCAGCATTAACTATTCTTCGTACCCTAGATCCTTTAGCAAAATTATCGCTAGAACCTGGAGATAAAAAATAAACATATCCCTTAGCTTCATCAAATTCGGCGGGACCATTACCTCTTTTATTAACATTGGCAACATACGCCTTAATATCTGAATAAATTCTATCTATAGTAGGTTCTGTAATACCTAATTTTCTTAGATATTTTCTACTAACTAAAACTGCATGAGGTTTAGTATTTAGATAGCTTCTAAAATCAGTATTAGACTTTAGTCTTTTTATAAGATTATCTAAAAATTTATTAGTTGCTGCGTCACTCATTAGAATGCCTTATACATCTCAAATACACGTTTAATATGTGCTGGAAGGCTAGCTTTTCCACCTTCCCTAAATCCAAGATTCTCTATAGAACTATCTTGAAATGCTTTTCTGGGAGTATATTCTTCTTGACGATAATACTCGACTAAATCCATAACTGCAATTTTAACATCTTCCGGTACTTCGCTATATCCTGCTCGATAGGTTACTTTAACACTTTTGAACGAAGGATATGATCCTATAGTAAACGGTAGGTTATCCGCAGTACGAATTGCATCAACACTATAGTCGATAAAATAGTCTTCATCTGCTGTTAGAGCGGTATAGGTTACACCGTCTGGTGCTACGGCAACTTCCGAAACACTAATCACTGGAAATTCCCCAAGAAACAAAGTTTCTAAAGAGTCTCCATCGAAGTATTCTACTTTGTCAGTATCTACGTAGTCAACAAATGATCGTCTACAATAAGTTTTAGCTAATTCACTAGCTGAGCGTATCATAATAGTTAGTTTAGGATCGTCTTCATCCTTAGTAATTTTCTTATACGCCTTAAATTCATCTAAACTTACTAACTCTAATCCCATAGTATGATTCCAAAAATAGGTGGGGCCGAAGCCCCACCAAAATGCTTAACACTAAGATTAAGCTGCCCAAGAATTAAGCTGCCCAGTTAACTACTGCTGCACCTTTAGCTGTAATAACATCTAGGAAACCGAAACGACGGCTTGCAACTAGAATGTTCTTTTGATCCTCTACGCTACGATCTGTTTCAACGCGTACATTACGTAGGTTACCAACAATGAAGTTACGAGCATTCATAACTACAACTGCTGTTGCACCTGATGCTTTAGCAGCGAATTCGCCAGAAACTACAACTGGTGAACCATTGATAGAACCAATTTGTCCACGTAGAATTGTAGCGCGATCGCCAACTACGTCCATAGTACGGAAATCAGGATCGTCTAGTAGGTCGAAGTAAGCATCTTTAGATACTACATAAACTAGTGCGCTAGGATCTAGACCCCATACACCTAGTTGACGACGTGCGTCTGCACAGCTTTGTACAGTAACTTTTTCCGAACCACCGATCGAACGAGTAACAGTTAGGCCAGCATCTGTAGCGATAGTAGAAACACCATTAAATGGGAAGTTACCTGTCATACCAGCAAAACTTGTGCCAACATCACCGCGTAGAATAGCTACGTCTGAAGTTTTAGCCATACGGCGCATAACAGCGTCACGTACAATAGGCATTAGAGGTAGAATTGCATCTTCCTCTTCTTCGTCACCTAGGTACTCTTTAGCTACTAGCTTATGAGCTGTTAGGCTTGTGTCTGTGATTAGGTGATCACCAGCAGTACCGGTAGAACCACCATCAGAGCTACGTAGAGGTGGGTATGTGCGAGCAATCCACTCACCATATCCAGCTTCTGGGTTTACAGGAATGTGCATTGTTGCTGCATTCATTGTAATAGTACGGAACATTGGCTCCATAATAAGAGTCTCACGGATATCCGCTTCTAGACGCATTGAGAATTCTTCTTCCCAAGTTTCAGTTGTAGAAGCTAAGTGAGGACCAACACCTGCCTTTTCGATTAGCTGTTTACCATAGGCGGTATCTTCGATACGACGACCCATTGCTTTACTAATAAGAATAGCGCTGTCAACTTCAGCGTTAGAAACAACAGTACCTGTTGGATCTTCAAAACGCATTTTATTTTTCTGTAGAGCTTCTAGTTCTGCCGATTTTTCACTTAGATCATTTTTTAAACCATCTAAAGTTTCTGAAAGAGACTTATTTTCGTTCTCAAACTTCTCGGTAACTCTAGCTTCTACTTTTGCTAATAAATCTTCAACCATATCTTTTGTAAAAACTTGTGGTTGAGCCTTGTCTTCTGTATCAGACATATTTTCTTTCTCCGTCTTCTGCTCTTCCAATAACTTTTGGATAGCTGCAGATAATTCACTTGAATGTTTACTTAAACCATCTGCTAGTTTTTCTTCTAGCGTTTTAATAATGTCTTCGGTAGAAGCAGTTTCAGAGGTCTTTACCTCATCTTCTGCACCTTTGCCT